CAAACGCAGCGCGTGTTTGATCGTCAGCAGATAGAATGACTTTTTGAATATTCTCAGCCATGAGCTTATTTTCTGTTCAGGATAGGCAGCGCCGCATCTTCCATGATCATCAGGCTTTCCAGTATTACCTGCTGTTTTTTGCGTTTAATCCGCATCATGTTGAGTGTGCTCTCGATAGACGGACGATCTATCCCAAAGTAATGGCCGGTCATGCCATCCACCCGCCAGCAACGACGCAGTGCAATGAATATATGCACAGCTTGTTTATTCTCAGGCCATACGGCAAATAATCCATCGTCATCGTCCCCTTCTTCTTCAAGCTGATCTTGCCACTCTGCAATTACCTGCTCCCATTCGGTGGGATCAGCCGCACACTCATCTGGCTCAACATTACGGTTGGCTGATTTTCCTTGAGCCGCCCAATGGCGGGCGGCATCGGCTAGTTTTTTCTGGCTGCAGCCTTGCCGTTGTTGCAATTCATGTACGCTTCCACCAGCCCTGCGCGCACATACCCTTTTTTAATCAGCTTCTCCCGCGTTTCATCGCCATACGGCAGAGGACTTCCTTTCTCATCTACAACATCCTCACCCCAACCAACCAGCACACGACGCAACATATCAAGATCATTACCTCCGTCCTGATAGATCGCGCTAAACTCATCCTGGTCGATCAATTCAAATTCAGCAGTAAAGGTTGCTTTCTTCACACCGCCGCCATCCTTTGGAATGTTGATGTTTACCGGCCATTTGATGGATTTCTGCTCTTCGACTTTAAACATAGGTTTCTCCTGGTAAATTTATGATGTTGTATTCGTGGCGAGTTATTGCGTTTTAAACGTCCACTCGTTATTTCCGGCACTGGTCGGCTGCAGCACCAAATCCATATTCAGCATGACGGTATTACCGTTCTCGCTTTTGGTGGGATTGGTTAACTGCACCTGCCCGGCATCAATCAGCACTTTATTGCCTGCGCTAGTGCCATGCACCAAGGCGAGTGCGCCAGTAGTTTCTGCGCGACAGATGCTCTCAAAATCCTTGGCAGCCACGGTCGGTAGTTCAATCACGACTTTGCCGGTACTTTTTCTATCGTTAAACTGCATGCGCTCTGAATTAGGCCGGTTGATGTAATCAATGACATTGCCTTGGGTGAGGGTGAGAGATTGCAATGCTGCGGCAAAGCCGTGCAAATTGAAGGTGGTGTTCTGCTTGTTCATCGCGAGCGGTTTCTGGAACGCGGTCAGCACTGGTGTACCGAATGCGACGGCAGTAATGCCGCCATACAATCCTTCCAAGGTGATATGCGCGACAGGGACTTGCCCTTCGTTGAAGCGCAGTTCCATGGTGCCGTACGCCCCCAGGATCTTGTGCAGCTGGCCATCCCAATTGAAATAGCTGGTAACGGACTCTTCGCCTATGGTGATGAGTGCATAAATAGTCGGGCCGGTGGTGGGCGTGAGTGTTTCGGACATGACACATCCGCGCATGATAGGGCTGTAGCCTGGCTTGGTCGCTACTGCCCCTGAGCCTGCCAGCTCAATATCGAACTCCACTTTCATAGTATCGCCGACTTTGATCTGTCCTTGGTGACCGAAAAACGGCAGTGCGTTGTTGCGTTCGACATAACGGATATTGGACGAAATATTAAAATTCGACACCAGCATGTCGTCGGTACCGACCACCGGCACCGCATCCACGCCGTAGCTGCTCTCGACCTTGACCTGGATGATCTTTCTTCTTGATCTGATTGGCATTACTTATCTCCTCGTTTATTTTTCTTACGTGTCGGCTGCGTTATCTGTTGTGCTGGTTTTTCGGGTTCTGGTTCTGGCATTGGCTCTGCCGGCGGTCTGGCTGGCTTGATCAGCAAATGTTCACGCCCAGTGTGAGGTCTCAGCTTGCCGGTTTCAGGATCAATCGTGTATGAGCCGCCCACGCCATGGCATTCATCGGGTTGTTCTGGCTGCGTGCGAAGCTGATCATTCTCTGAGAGATCAGCCAGCCTGCGCTGGCCAGTCTCGGGATCGAGGATGTACGAGCCACCTATGCCGTGGAATTTATCGGGTTGTTCTTTCATGGGCCGATCACTCATTTTTGTGCCGCACGGATAAACAGTTCATCCAACTGCTCATCAGTAAGCCCAAGCGCTACAGTAACCGCAGCAATGTATGGGCTATTCCTTACCAGCTTGCCGCCATACTCCCAGCGTATCTTGAGTTCAGTATCATTTGACTGGTCGATATAATCATTGACCATATCGAGTAACCCGGCTTCAAGCAGCGCGATGCGCGCCTGGTGAGCGCTGACTTCCTGTGGTACCGGATTAGGTTGGCTAGACATGTCCTCTTCAGTGAATACGTAGATACCCGACTCATCTACGACGATCTCTTTTGGCTCCGGATACGCCAACGCCTGTTCATACGTTAAATCATCAATAATGGCCATGCTGAATCCTTACAGGTTATATACTTCGACCAGGTAACTTTCTATCGTCATCGGCTCGCATGAATACATGCCTAATGCCAAAGCAAAGTTGCGGTTAACAGAAAAATCGAATGCAGAAACAACAGGATTGGTTGTTGACGGGCCAAATCCCCCTGCCATATTATCTGCCAGCCCGATTTGGGATTGATTGGTGCCGCGCATGTGTATGCGCGCCTGGTATCGGTATGAACTCATATTGATTAAGTTATTTACTTCAGACATTTTCAAAGCAAGCGTGCGGTAGGATAACGATTTAGGATTTGCGCTATTTTTAAGCGATACCAAGGCATCGGCTTTTATGATGGAATTGGGCCCTAACGGTGCGATGGTCGCTAAAATGTAATTGATCACGATATTGCCCAGAGCCATAATCGGCGCTGCCTGCGAAGCAAATGCGAGATCGATCCCAATCTTATTGCCAGTCCCATCAGCATCCAAACTGATAATTTTATGGATGGCTAATCCGACCCAGCCTGCGCTTGCTGTCACAATAAAAATATTCGCACCGATCGCATCAGCAGCAGTCAATCCATGAGGGCCTGCGCCTGTTAGCAGCACCTTACCTGCGCCGTTATCAGATACCGTTATGCCAGTAAAGGTAGTCGCTGGGGTAATCAGTTTGACCGGCACGCCGCTGTAAGACTGCAGTGGAGCTCCTGATGGACCGGTGTCGCCTTTCGGCCCTTTGATACCTACATTAGTGATTTCAATTGCCATTAAATCGCCTCCTGCACGATAATCTGGAACGTTTCCGTGCTCTCGACTGCCGACCCTGGGTCGGTGTAAGTCACGTCGCCAAACAACACACCGAGCGGCCAGGCAGAGGTATTGGCCACCGACATGGTGTACTCGCCTGCTGCCGCACTGGTAACGGAAACCGATGGCGTGGCGATGACATTACCGGCGTTATCCTTGATCTTGGGTGTAATGGTGTAGCCGGTCAGATTGACAGGCGAACCGCTGCCATCTTTGGCAATGACTGCAACCGAGAAGGTATCGCCTTTCTTGATGTTTATCTTCACCACATCAGCTGTCAGTGGATTGACATAGCCGTTGGGCGAGCGTGAATCGGTACCGGAACTATAGGTATAGCTGCCGCCCACGCCCGCATAGATGTCGTTAACAATAACGCTCTCTACCGTCATTAAATGAACTCCTTACTATAAAAGACTGGTTTCATCAGTCCTGAACTGGATAACAAATTCTTTGCTGACCATCGCCACCGGTTTTTCTAGCATGCCGCGGGTGCGCCTGGTTTCTCCTTCGGTCAGGTCGATGGCCATATTGTTCACAGTACGATCAGACATGATCAGATTGTAGGCTTCGATCAGCGGCACATCAGCAAGCGAATAAGGCGCAGTACCCTTGATCAGGATCATGAGCCGTAGGGTCAATTGGCGATTGGCGATACCCAATGCGGGCAGCTCTGGCACTAGTTCATCCCCTTCCTCGATCACTACTGCCGGAAGTTCGCCATTCAAGGCTGAATCCAGATCTCGGAAAACTGAGCTGGGGGCAATCGTGGTCATCGCACCCGATGCTGCCAGTTTGGCGTAGAGATAACCCATCATCTGTTCAACGCGGCTGGCCATTACACCTCCTCGAGTTGCAACAGCGTCATACCCGCTCCGTCTGGCTGAGGTGCGCTTGCTACCTGGTAATGGGTGTTATTAATAGTCAGTGCCGTCCCTTTTATTACCGCTGAAACGTCAGCACTTCTGCACTGAAAAGTAGGATTGCTGCCACCGATCACATTGCTGAATTCAGCGTATTGATTGTGGAAAATACCGTCTACCGCCACGCCGTCGATAAAGGCAGTGGCGTTGGCCAGGTGGCGGATAACCGCATCATTGGCCCTTTTTTCCAGCGCTGCAAAGCGTGTTATCATTACGCACCGACTGCGACATAGGAACCGAGCTTCATCAGCACGGTTGCGCTTGGATTAGCTGCCGCCGCTACCGCAATGCCGACACATTGTTGTGCTGAGGCGGTTTTGTTCACGACCTTATTGGTTGCATCCCAGAAGAGCCTGTCACCGACTGAAATAGCTAAAGCACTGGTTTTGGCAATCTCGACCACGCCTTCAGTGACAAAGGAACCGGCAACGCCACTGGTCACGTTCTCTGTCGCCACACCAAACAGGCCGGTACCGAACAGGTATCCGACACCCGAGGCGACGTCCGCACCGGGTGCGAGCGATAAAACATTGCCATCCTGAATATAATTGTTCATTCCTTAATTTCTCCGTGTAGAGGCGGACACAGGATCCGCCCTTGGTTAATCAGCCTGATCAGGCGCCGTTATTTTTGTAGAGACCGCGATAGTCGATTGCTTTGGCTGCAAAATCCAGGCGAGCTTTGATTTCCATGCCATCTACATCAAAGCCTTGACGGGTTTCGATATAGACGCCGTTTTGTCCTTCGAGGTAGCAATATTCAATGGTATCGATCGAGGTATTGTCCGCAGCGAGATACCAGGATTTTTCACTGGTGGCATCCAGCCGAGCTTCTGAAATCACTTCGAGTTGACCGGCAAACGGATTAAAGTCGCTTGATTTGGCTGCAACGTATTGCTGACTGACGAATTGTGCCGCAATGGTTTCCAGTGCAGCAGGTACAATCAGGAAACGCGGGAGCAGATTCATGACCGCGCCTTTGGGCGTAGTTTGCTTGCGCATCATCTTGCGCCCAGTCCCTAGTGACTCGATACTGATCACAGTGCCGGTACCAGTCAAATTGGCGTGCGTGTTGTGGAACAGCGCAACACCATCCGATAGCGCAGCATTGGCTGTCAGAATGCCGTACACAATGTCACTTTCGTAATTGGCTGCGGCCATGGCAAACATGGCCGGTATGCGGGTAAAGGCACTGAGGTCGTCATTGATGATTGCCTGGCGGGTGAGGCCAATGATTTTGCCTACGGTAGCGAGCTGATAGGTTTCTTTGCCATCAGTGATCGCGCCACGCTTGAACTCACCATTCTCGGTCACCGATTCCAATGCAGGCGCATCGGAAAGGTTGACGCGGCTCATTGACTTGAAATCAGGAGCGGTTGACTGCCGAGCCCATGCCTGGAAAGTGCGTGGTGCAGCTTCATAGGCTTGGCGCAATGTTTTATTGGCCACATTGGCTAGAATGTTCGGAAAATCGGAGGTGCCCTGGAATGCACGGGAGGCAATTTGCATGCGATCCAGGCCGCGTGTCTTTTCACCTTTTTGTTCCAGCGTATCCCGCACCAGTTCGATCAGGCTCAATCCGGCATATTGCCGTGCACCGTCTGAGAGTTTATTACTCGGACGGTAACGGTGCATAAGCGCTTCCGCTACCAGTTCACGCCGGGTATCAGTTTCGTCAGTGATGGTGTGAATATCTGCCCGGCTGCTGATCTGTGCCTGCTCGGTACGTTTCGCGAGCTGATTTAATACTTCTTTGCGCGCATCGTCCAATGACATGCCGCGCTCAATCAGATCATCGGCCACCGTCTCATCCAGTTTTACCGATCGCACCATCTGCTTGATCTCTGCCATGCGCTTGCGTTCTGCCGCCAGCACTTCATTCTTGATCTTGTCTGCATCTACCTCTGCTGTTCTTTCGTGCACGGCAGGAGGTGCATTGTTGACTACCGGCGCTTGATTTTCATTTTCCACAGTTCTAACCTCATTTTCATTGATTGATCTTCCGATTCCTACGGTGGCATCAGCCGGTATGTCACACAGCGTAACTTCTAGCGGCAACCAGCTGGTTACGCGGTATTCACTGGGCTGGTCTTTGTTTTCCTTGATGAGCGTGCGCTCGATGATGCGATAGCCGACGCTGACGTTGGCGATGATGCCGTCCTCGATATCCTGCAACAGGGGTTTCATGTCATCACGGCGGGACATCTTCACCTCGACATAGCCACGTCCATTCTCGATCCATGCCCTGGTTGTCCTGCCAACTGAGCGCAACGGGGCATTCTCTGTTTTACTCATGCCATGATTGAGCAACACAGGTGCGCCGCCATTAAGTCTGGACAAATCGACCTCTTCCGATTTATGACCAAGCACCTCTATCCACGGCCCGTCAAACCAGCTGGAACGTAGATAGGGTTCTTCTGAAGAAAAAGGGAATTCGAGGATTAAATTCTGGCTCTGCTCAGAATCACTGGCAGCTCGCCTGGTGATGGTTAGATCAAAATTTCTGGTGACAAGATTCTGTGACATATGCCCAAACCGTGAATGATTTGGGCATATTTAAGATGAATTAAATGGACAAAAATATAAAAAATGTCCTTATTTGATTCCAATGAATGTGCTGTTAGTAGCAATAGGTAGCAATTTATATATGCCAGCAGATAAGTAATTGAATAAAAATTAATATGAAAATCTAGATGAGTTACAAAGATACTCAATTAATAAATATCAGTAGTTGAGATAATGATGAAAAAATGGAATGTTAAAATTAAGTAAATAGAAAAATAAGGTTAAAAAAATAACCTACTGGGTTAATTTGAAAAAATTTTAACCATTTAAGAGTTGTTTTATTAACGAGGCATATTGTAGATTTAGAAAAGTATTAAGCATCCTAAAGCACTACGAAGTACATCATGAATTAGAATTTATGCAAAATACAACTGGGAATTTTATTAGGGGCCGTATATTTTCTTTAAAACGCGGAATTGGAATTATTAATCAATCTAACAAAACTAATTTCTGAGAAAAAATTATTTGGATAAATTTTGTTTGAGATTTTATTAATAAAGAATGTAAGAAAATTAGATCAAACTCTTGCTCTTAACAACAAGATAACCATTGAGAATATAACATATAAATCAATATGTTATTTATGAATTCTCTTAATCCTCTCATTATCCGCTCGCAAAGTGTCTATAAATTTTTTAAAAAATATTAGTTAAACTAGTAACTGGACGCAAATATATCTCTTGCAATGTTTTGTCTGATTGGATAATATAATAGATGAGATGAGTAGCATGAAGAAATTTATAAGAACTGAAAATGAAAAAGGCTTAATCCCCTAAATGAATCAAGCCTTTTGAATAATACGGTTTTTTTACCCATCAAAAATAGATGGAACCTAAAATTACTTATTTGAAATCACGCGTATAAAAGGACGCATGAATGTCTATTCTAGAAAAACATATTGATTTTGTCAAGAATCAGATTGCTTATCACCAAAGGCAATCAGAAAAACTAGGCAAGAAAAACGATTCAAGATCAGATCGAACTTGCTCAAATCATAAGAAAGTTTTGGAAGATCTCGTGGATCTTGCTGAATTTCTCGAATCCATACCCAAAGACTTATCTTCTTTAGATAAAAAATCAAAGGCTGTCTCATCATCCTTACATATTTTACCGTCAGATCTCGAAGGACTTCCACAAGAGCTTTTGGATGAACTAAATATTTCCGATAGTGATAAGCAGGAGCTGGAAATTATCAAATCACTAGAAAACGCAGGTGGAGTGTTAACCATCGATAAGTTAATGATCCAGTTGTATCGAGATACTGGAGCTATACACAATCGGAAACAATTAGCTGCAAAATTGTACAGAATGACATCAAAAGGATTGCTCAGATCTAATCAAGATAAGAGGGGAGCGTTTGAGATAGCGGATTCACTGCAACCAGAAAATCAAAACGAATGGTAAGAAGAAAATAATATGAGTTTGACAGTGCGAGTGTTAGCAGCACCACGCACTGTCTAGATGTAGCAGGTACTGGACGGCACTCTACATCGGGCAATGCTAATTACGAAATAAAGCAAGTAATTATAGCATAGTCTTTGGTTAAGATTCACAGGTACGTCCTCTCATTTATTTGGAGGAAAATAGACTATGTCTATGATCTGCAATTACCCAAAGGCAGTATATGTACGCGCTTATGTCCGCTATAGATATGAGCGATATGAGTATGTATGTCAGCACTGCCGTAGCTATCCTGGCACTTACTGCTAGTGTTAGACTAATGTAATAATCGGGGTCAATTTTCAAGAGTTGGCCCCTTTTTACCCTCACTAGGGTTGCTTTATCACAGCTTTATCACTTGTTTTTCTCAACAGATTTTTCAAATTTTCTATGGTTTCGGTGCAACATCGCCTTCAACCATATCATTGCCAAAATCTTTTGGATCATACGGATATGGCATTCCGAATTTTTCAAACATCGCCCGATCTTTGGCTATTTCCTCGATCAGTTTCTCTGGCGTATATCCACGGGCGCGCGCTGCTTCCGAAAAGGATTTGCGTGAGGTATTCAGTTCTTCCGTTTCGCTTCTCACATCCTTAAGCGGGTCAACCCAGTCCCATCTTGGAGTGGTCCAATCGGTTTCGATATTGGATTTTATGCTCGATGAGATTGCGGCTGTATTCAGCCATATGGTCATTACCCTACGGCAGAACATTGGAATAAAGGTCAACCATTGAAACTGCTCCACTTCCCGGCGGAAATCAAGTGTTCCGGCACGCATAGATGAATAGTTTGCTTGCGACAGATCGCCTGTCATCTGCTGGTACGTGATGCCGATTCCAGCAGCTATCGCATGCAGGCGAGCACTCACATATTCAGCATACCCGGTCGAAGCAGGCGGATTATTGAAGGTGATCTTTTCTCCACTTGACAAATATTCAACCATCCCAGGGGATAGCTCTTCCAGTTTTCTGGCTGAGTCAGATTCTGTTTTGACCTGGCCTAACGCGGTATTCTCATCGTCAGTTTCGACCACGGCAGTAATACACGCTTCGGCTGCTTTACGTACCAATGTTGCTTCTTCATATTCATCCAGATCATTGGTCGTAATCATCGCGGGAGCAAATATCGGCACACCTCTCGACTGGCCCGGCCTCAGCTTTTCGTAAATATGAATGATATCTTCTGCAGGTACACGGTAGGATTGCAGCCCCCTGAATTTGGGTGAGCTTTCTCCGGGATGCTCTTTGTATAACCAGTAAGCAGCGCGACGGCCAATCGCATCATATTCAATGCCGTACTGAATATAGCCGCCGTTTTTCAGATCCTCGAATTTCGACGAGTCCAGATAGTCTGGTTCCAGTACCTGGATTTGCAGCGGCACGCTTAACCCATCCTCAGGTCTTCGGTATCTGAACCGGACCAGGCATTCACCGGATTCAAAGATCGTTCTGGCAATGAGGCGTTGCAACCCATAGAAATCAAGTTGCCCATCAGCATCACTTTCATTGATCCAGTTGTCCCAAAGTTTTACCGCTGGCTTATTCTGAATGCTGGGAACGAC